GTGACTTCGGTTGAATTGTTGCCGACAAAGAACTCACGCACGGCCAGAGTGTTGCCACCTGTTTCGCGCATGCGGTAGTACTGAACATTTGCGCCGGGATCAATGTCGTACCACAACCACTCGTTGTCCACCCATGTGGTCACGCCGGTGTCTTCCAGCAATTTCCATGTTGATCCATCAGTTGATGTCTCAAGCAAGATATGGAATGAACCACTGGTGCCCGGCAGGATACCAATTGAGCCGGCATAGATCGGATTGTCAGTGCCGTAATTGATTGTGATGTTGCCGTTTGGCGCTGACTGCGTATCAATCGTGTTGATATTGCCGTCGGTTGCATTTGCGGCCGTGCCAGAAGATGCAGACACTGCGCCATTGGGACGGTTAATCGTGCGATACAGCGCGTTTAAAACGTCATTGCCACCCAAGGGTAACAAGTACTCATACTGATCTGGCTTGAGGCCAAATACCTTTTTGCTGATACACCAGTAGTTGATGCCCTGATTGATCAGGTTTGATAGGATAAAAAACAGGGCCTGCTTAGAGCCTTGGACTTGCTCAACAGTCAATTCTTCGGCAAGTTTGCCCGACATCCGGGCCCCTTGGTCGATGAATTTCTGTACTGAGACTACTGTTTGTCCAACGGTTCCGCTGTAAGCCATTGTTTACCTCACCAGCAATTTTTGCTTTTGGATTTCTTCTCGTGCGTCGATACCTTGCAATCTTTGAGATTGATCTTACCGCCCTTTGCATACGAGGTATCTGACTTGGCCATCTTGATTCTTGAGCCCAAATTCCCCAACTCGTAAGACACATCACGAGCACGGCGCTCATCAGGGGTCATGTTTTGATCTCGATCAGCGTATTGGTAGTTTTTGCCTTTTTCGTAAATAGAAGACAACTCAGCATGGCGCTTCTCAAGATTTGCAAGATCGGCTTTGTCTTTTGCACGGCTCTCTGCATGGGCTTTTTCGTTGCGCGCCTTTACATCGGCCATAGACTTTTTCTTCCATGCCTCAGTATCAGCCTTAATCTGTTCAGGCGTTTTTCTCGGCGTCTTACCGCTAAAAGCATCCTGCATTTCTTTCAAAGCATCCTGAATCGTTTTGCGCTTTGGGCTTGAGTCTGTGGTCATGATATTTCCTTTACCAGCCGGGGCAGTTCCATCGTTTGAGCGATGCTTTGGCGCGTGGAGCGTCCCCTTTTGCATGTTCTACAACACCAGACATTCGCGCACAAAAAGAGTCTTTTCGGGCGCCGCCTTGGGGCTGTGGGGCCTTCAAATGCGATCCAGTTTCACGGTTGTATTTTGCCCGACCTTTGGCCGTTAAGCCAGCACCTTTTGACTCTGGCAATTTCTCGCCACGGCCAACTGCTAAAGATGGATTTTTTGCCATGATTTACCAGCAAGAGTTCATCTTGCCGCCCTTTTTCATTTTGGCAGTTTTTGCTGATTCTCTGAAGGCTTCAGCCGTTGGAGCACCTTTTGAACCCGGCTTACGCATGTGTTCACCAGAGCCTTTAGCGATTCTTTGACGTTTTGCATTGATATTGGCATAAAGTCCACCTCCGTCTTTAAATTTTTTACCCTCATCGGCTTTGACAAATTCTTTGCCGACTTTTTGAGGCACACCACCAAAACCGCCCTTAGTATGGGCGGCGGCTTCCATTAAACGATGTTGAGCAGGTGATTTGCTTGGCATGATCAGGCGTAGGACTTAACCATCTCAAGAACAACTGTGTATGTATCACCAGAACTTGCATCTGATGTACTAAACAAAATGTTTCCGTTTTTGCCAGTTCCTGCATTGTTTGTAATGCCACCAATTTTTGAAAAATCATTTTCATAGTTGGTATTGATGGTTGACAAAAAGAATGGAACATCTGTTGTTGCATCCCAATACATACGAACTTCTAGTCCATGACATACAGAAGTAATTTTGTTCACAGTAACGCCAGTGCAAGCCTTACCTGATGCGCTAGGGGCAAGGTTAGCTACGTTCACTTTGGTAACTGCTGTCTCACCAGTGCCATCACTGATGTTTGTAAATTTCATGATTGCAAGACGCTCACCATCTAAGAGCGTTTGACTTGTAACTGCATCAGCCATATTTATCTCCAATTAAAAGCAGGGGCCGAAGCCCCTACCTTAGTTACGCTCTACCGCCACGTCTTTTGCTTGCAGGAGCCACCGTTACTGATTTCTCAGTCTTGGTAACACTACCAGCAGGCTTGGGTGTTGGGCTAAAACCCAACATTCCCTTAGCACCTTCGTACAGTTTGCGAGGAACTGAACGGATGGCCTTGGCCATGTCCATATCCTCTTCGCTTGGGCCGATGGCTTTATCGTATTGACCTTTTGAGGCGTCAACAAGAGAACTTCCACCAGACTCATAACGATTTACCTTGCCACCTTTTTTGTACTTAGCATGGTTTACTTGGTTCTGTGCTGTTGAGTGAGCATCTTCGGCATCATCAGTGTGTGAATCGCCTTCTGTCAGATACTTACCATCGGGTGTATAGAACTTGGTTCTGTACTCCTGCCAATCACGATCTTTGTAAACTTTTGCTACGTGACCTTTAGGGCCGGTATAGGTCTTCACGAGGCGAAGGTTTGGCTTCTCCTCCTTTTCGACTTTGCCACCCTTCGCAAAGGTGCCAGATTGCAAGCTGTTGGCTACGGGACGTGAGACGAAGTGACGAGGCATTTTTACTGCCTTACCGTCATCAACGACTTGACCCCCCGTAGCAAAGGCTTTTTTTGAGGCACGCCCTCCCATTTTGTAACCGCCAGCATTGGACTCACGAACGCCACCAGTGGTGCCATTCATTTTTCCGGGTTTGGCTGTGTCAGCAGGACGATTTTCCCAATCACCGCCTTCGATGGCATTACCGATGCCGGGCACTTTACCGCCCTTTTTGAAGCCACCAGCGTTTGACTCTTTAATGCCGCCAGTGCCGTGCGCTTTGTCACGCTTGGCTTGGTGCATCTGAGTATTCACGTAGTCCTTCTCATTGCCTTCAATAGTGCCCTTCATCTTGATCTTGCCCTTGTTCACCTTTTCGTTGGTGTCGGCAGGGATTGCACCACCAGTGGCGTAGCCAGCGGGTTTGCCTTCCTTGATTGCACCGGTGCCGTGAGCACGATCTTTATGGGCTGTGTCCATTTTTGTCTTGGCGTATTTCTTTGCGCCAGACTCAATGGTTGTACGTGTTTCATCTTTGTCAATTGCACCGCCAGAAGCCTTCTTCATGGGGTGTGCTTTGGACATAGACAAAGACTCGTGGTGCTTCAACTCTTTCTCAAGAGCGGCACATTTAGCGGAAGTGGAACCACCTTTTTTCATGCCAGTCAAGGCACGACGAACAGCGGCCGCACGAGCCATGCGTTTAGAAGGAGCCATACCAGCCAAGGCTTGACGACCCATTGCCTGCATAGGAGCAGGAGCAGGGCCTGTAGAGCCGGGAACGAGGCCGGGAGCGGCCGCCATAGGCATACCACCACCCATTTGCTTGTGAGCGACTTTGCCGCCCTTAGCGTATTGGTTGGGGTTCATTGCTCTACGGCGTTCTGCCATGGATGGCTTTTTAGGGGCCATACCACTTTCAGCGCCTTCAAACATCTTGGCATTTGTGCTTGCCATTGATTTGAATGCATCTGATTGACCAACGGCTTTGGATTTAACCTTGCCGCCTTTTTTGAGTTTCAGAATAACTGAAGGCTCATCGGTCATCATTTTGACCATTGGTTTGAATTGACCCATGATGGCCTCCTATTAGGCTTGAGTTACGCCAAGAGCACCAACGCGAGTAGCGTTAGGGCCAACGGCAATACCGGGCAACAGAATTCCCATCACTGTACGAACTTGACCGTCCGAAGCAGTAGCGGGGACATAAGTACCGCGCACGTCGCCAGTAGTAGTGGTTGCCGTAGCAGTATCAGCGGCGACAAACGTACCAGCATCTTGTGCCAATGTGTTGTTGCTCTTGACGCTGGCAATGTAAGCCACATTAAATACGCGAACTGGCAAGCCCAAAATGTCAGTAGTACCAACTGCAACAGTACCGCCAACAGCACCGGTGGTGGTGATGGAAGTTACGATGTAAAAGGCTTTTTTACCAGTTTTAGTAGTTGACTGAACAGTACCTGTTGCAATCGCTTCACTCATTGGCTGACCGTAGTAGTCATAACCGCTGATGGTGATGGTCTGATTGGCAATAGTGCCAGTGCCAATAGTCAAGATCAGTGCGCGTGGCAGATCAAGAGCAATACCAGTTGAACCGTTGGCCAAAACAACAGATTTTGTTGAAGTACCAGCAGTCAAAGTGAATGCACTAGTTGGTGACTGAGCAGTAGCAATGTTGTTTGCAACTTTAGCCTGAGGAACCACATCCCAGACATAGATACGACCCAGAGGGCCAATACCCAAGTCCATTGGTGATGGATCATCAAAAGCGATGTTGCCGTGTGCAATCATAGCAGTGCTAGATGCAGTCACGGATTGGTTGATTGTGTATGTACCCACACCACCAGTACCAGTGCCAAAAGCGGTGACATATGTGCCGTCGGTTACGCTTGAACCGTCAACATACATACCAACAACGATTGGAGCACCAGCACCCACAGCAGTCACAGTCAATGTCGTACCAGACATAGAACCAGTGAAGGTTGTGGAGTAGGGACGAATACCCGTACCCATGTACGTTTGGGCAGGGCCTAGAAACAGGTCATCAGAAAATTGAGGCATTGATCTTCTCCTTGAAAAGCATGATCAGATTTAAAAAAAGGGCTGGCTTTTTACACCAGCCCTTGTCACTTTAGACGCCGGGTGTACCGTAGGCACAACGTGGGTCTGTGAAGCCCAAGTCGTAACGCTCAGTAGCCTTGTAGCGCATTGTGTCAGTCTCAAAGTCACCTTCCATGGTTTTCTCCAAACGACGACGCATCAGAAGTTTGAAACCTTCTGGAGCATCGGTCTGAACCCACCATGCAGTAGATGAAGTCAAACGTGACAGAACAGCGGCACCTTCGTCCAGCAAACCGATAGATTTAACTGGGTTGATGTCGTTGTTTGCGTTGCCTGTACGAAGAACAGACTTCAACAAAACTTCAGCTTGGAAGATGTTGCCGGGAGCCACGATCAATTGACGGGGCACCAAACGAATCTTCTTACCGTTGTTGTCCACAGCCTGACGGATTTGGATCAACATCTGCTCCAGAGAAGTCTG